AATGTTTGAAAATATTGCTTATATAATGGCACAGCATGCGAATCCAAAAGAGGTGCCGTCTGATATTATGGAATGGCTGGAGGAGTTTGATACATTTTCAATATATCAGATCCTACCGGCTATCATGGAGTTATGGAAAATTAATGCGCAAACGCAAAGTATAGCAAAAAAAAACCAAAACAAATAAGCAGGGAGTTAAATACCCCGCTTTTTTTATTGCGGTGTTGTCAGGTTGGGATTTCTATTCGGGATCTGGAGCTTCTTACAGTAGGAATGGTTATGGATATGTTTACAGAGCAGAAGAACGACTCTTACAAATATCCGCGCATGGCTACACAAGAAGATTTCGATAAATTTTAGGAGGCAGTATGTCAGGCAGGAATATAAAGGGTATCACCATTGAGATCGGAGGTGATACCTCCGGTCTGCAGAAAGCCCTCAGTGATGTAAATGGAAAGATTAAGAATACACAGGCACAGTTAAAAGATGTTGACCGTCTGTTAAAACTGGATCCGACGAATACCGTACTGGTAGCGCAGAAACAGGAACTTTTAAGCAATGCGATCAAAGGGACCGGAGAGAAACTGGAAAGGCTTGAAGCGGCGCAGAATGATGTGAATGCAGCCATGGAGGCGGGAAAGATCGGAAAAGATCAATATATGGCCTTCCAACGTGAGGTGGAAGAGACCCGAACAACCATGGACCGTTATAAATCTGAATTGGCCGGAATAGGCAGTGAACAGGACCGGCTTTCCACCAATTTGAACCGTCTAAACCGATTGTTTGAGCTTACGGGAACGAATGTGGATGATTATGCAGACATTCTGGGAAGCAGACTTGTGACTGCGATCAAGAACGGTTCTGCATCGTCGGATCAGCTTAAGACGGCGATCGAGAAGATTGGAAGGTCTGCGGTTAGCGGGAAAGCAGATATCAGCCAGCTCAACGCTGCTCTGGATGCGGTCGATGACGGGCAGGCGCTCCGGAATCTGGAAAACGAGTTAAAAGAAGCGGCAAACCAGGCTGGCAATACGTCTGAGAAATTGGATGAAATGGGTAAGACCCTGACTGGCGGAGTATTGATTGAAGCTGCTGACCAACTTTCCGCAGTCGGCGATAAGATTGCAGAGCTTGGAGATAAAGCAATGGATGCTTTTACGGAAACGCAGGACGCGTCGGTAAAGGCATCCACTTATTTTGGAGAAACCGGCGCTGCAGCAGAGGAGACGGCGGATATCATTAAGAACGTCTATGCAGAGGGTGTCGGCG